GTAGCTTCTACGTCAGCGGATTGGCCAAAGGTGCGGGCTCCCCGCTTGTTTCGTTGTGTGGCCCTGCTGCCGCTCCCGGCTGTTCGCCAAAACACGTCGTCAAGCTGGCCGTTCGTCCACCATCGACTGAGTAATCCGCAGACCTCTCGTTCAAACGAGGAACCTTTTGCCATGCCTTTGCTGCGCTTGCCCATTTATTGTTTCTTTTGTTTGATAACTTTGTATATTTCTTTACGATGAACGGGGATTTGTGGGGGAGCATTGATTCCAAGTTTTACCCTGTCGCCATGAATGTCTACGATCATGATTTCGATTTCATCCCCGATCATAACTGCTTGGTCACGTTTTCTTGCCAGCACTAACATTTCGGCCCTTTCATTCATAGCGATGTTTTCTTACCGGGTCACAAGCCTTCTCGATCTTGTCCCAGACTTCCTGTACAATCCCGCGCAGTTTCTCCTCTTGGTTTTTCTGCTCGATTACGTGTATCAGCGCTTTGCGCGATCCTGTGTGATTAAACTCCGGTGCTGCTATACGGCGGTCTCGTATCTTCCAATGTCCTTCTTCTATTAACCAATCTATGCATCCGCCCACGTCGTCGATTCCTATGGTGTAATAAATGGGCACGGCTATCTTCCGTCGGCGGCCTGTCACGCGGTTCTTTTTGACTTCTAGGATGCACTCTGTGCCGATGATTCGGGGCTTGCCCATGACGGTCTGCTTGATTGCCTGCCCGCATGATGACCAGATTTCTATCGTGGCATAGAACCGTAGGCTGCGGCCTCCGCTGCGCGTGCGGGTCTCGAATCCATACCCCAGGTTGTCCCTGGTTTGGCTGATGATAATCAAGATGGACCCGGTGTCTCGAAGGGCGGGCAGGATCTGTCGGAGGCTGCTGCTATTTCGTTTGGCCTTTCCGTCGGACATTTCGCCGGTGGTTAGTTTGCCTTTTTTGTGGGCAGCTTTGCGTTCTCGGAACTTTTCCGTCTCTTGTTTGCTGCTAAGCACGTCCATGCTATCTTGAATATAGATAAATGGCTTGCCTGCCTCGACGGCGTCATCAAGATGATAGTATAGCTCCTCAACCGTTTTGCTATAGTATGGCTGCCCCTCCACCAAAGCTGGCGGTTCCAATCGGCGCGTCATCTTCCGCCCGAAATAGCGAGGCAGATCCATTAGCGCACCGTCTTCCCCGTTGTCAAAAATAAAACGATAATTGTCAAATGCGGGATTTTGTGCAGCCTCTGCCAAACAGGTCAGGGATAGGAACGTTTTGCCGCTCATGGAATCGCCTACAAGGAAGTAGTACTTCCCTTTTAGAAACCCTCTATTGACGTTTCCCGTACAGGCTAGATTAAGAAGACTGCTTCCGGTTGATAAATAGTCTGTTGCAGCAGCCTTTCGGCGCTGTCGCTGCGCCCGAAGCAGTTGTTTGGCTCGTTGGACGGTGTTCATTTGTGTTCGATAAAAATAGATGGGGCAGCCCGTCGGCCTTTCGGCCGTCCCTGGCACGGTGTTGGGAGGTATGCATTCAGGCTGCCCCAGGGTCCTGTTTACTATTCATGTTTCACTTTGTCACAGTCTACCCAATATTTGCAGTCATCACATTCTTCGAACTTGTCGGTGTCGCGTCCGAAGCGGCCTCCGCCAGGGCATTTGGGCCGTTTTGCGCTGTCTTTGTCTTTCGGCTTGCCGCTGGCGGATTTCTTGGAAGAAGCTTTCTTGGAGCCACGAAGCGGTGAACGGCGCTGCTTTGGGGCGGTGTCTTCTTCCTCATCATCTTCATCTTCGTTTACATCATCGTCTTCATCTGTATCATCGACGGCGTCGTCATCATCTTCGTCTTCCTCCGTATCATCGACGGCGGCATCATCGCCTTCGTCATCGTCTTCCTCCGTATCATCGACGGCGTCGTCATCATCTTCATCCGCGTTGTCATCACCGTCAAAAGGGATATCGTCTTCATCCTCCTCATTATCTTCTTGTTCTTCCGAACGGCTGCTGGGTTTTTTGCTAACATCCTCGACGTGTTTTGTTTGGAGGAAAAGCTGTTTGAGTTCGTCGTATTCCATCACAATCAAAAAATCATCAAGATTAACGACGGCGTCTAATACCTCATCCTCATCCATCGGCTCCCGCTTGCGGAAGTCGATACGAGTAGCTTGCAGGTACTTATGGCCTTCAAAGCTCTCATTGCTGAATCGGACTTTGATCGTTCGTCCTTCGTCGGTAACCTCGAAAAAGTAGAGATTTTCGTCGTCGCCTTCTTCAAGTTCTTTTTCGAGAATATCGGCATACTTGCCACGGCTATAAGCAAAAATGCTTACAACCATTCCTTGTTCGTCCGGGTTGCGGATATTATACGCGACGAATTTCTGCGGGCCTAGCGCTCGCATCAGGTCTTCGTCGTCGTCCCAAGAGAGAGAGTTGCGATGCTCACATAGTGGGCAGGGCTTCCCGATTGACACAGGACAAACGATCGAGTCGTTATTGACCCCAACGCCGTGGTGCACCAAGAACGGTCGTTTGTACCAAAGGAAGCCGGGGTCGATCCCGTCGGGATGCCGCTTATCAGTAACCTCGTACGGCAGATGATCGAGAAGGTATTGACCAGCTTTGTCCGGCTTCCATTCCTCTACGCCTTCGGGAAGTCGAAACCATGCGGTTTTCTTTTTTCCGCCTTCCTCTGCGTTCTTGCGAACCTGTTCTCGTTTTACGCGCTTTCGCTCTTTCTGCCTTTGGCTACGCTTCGTCATTGTCTGAGTCTCCTTCTTGCGACTGCTGACCCGAAGCCCGCAGTCCCCTGTAGTATGCGGTGGTTGCTAATCTGACCACCAGATAAACAAAAACCGGTAAAGTAAAGAATGCGGCAATCACTATCAAAAGATACGTGACGGCCTGAACTGACCTTTCAATCATTTGCGTCATTGGCGGTTCCTTTTTCGCAATTTCACTCTTTCTTTCAGCGACCGTGACCGGCGCTGATCCAGCTCATTGCGACCATCCCTGTCTGTTTTCGGTTCCGCGAAGTATTCCCGTGTAAATAGCGTTACCAGGTTTTCCAAGGCCCATTTGCGGTTGTCCAGTGCGTTCATAAGCGCTTGCAACGTATCGACCGTGTGCTTGGCATCATGCACAGCCTTACGCGCCTGACGCACTTTGCTGTTTTGTTCGACGGCCGCTTTGGTAGAGTCCACCGTCGCCTTTGCCAAACCATAGTTGCCGGGATTATTTGTCACATCCAAATATATCTCAGCAGATATCACGTCCAGGGATGCCTTGGCTCGTTCCAAAGCATCCTTGGCGTCCGCCAGCTCTCTACCGTGTGTCAAAACGAGCTGCGGCTGCTCTCGCCAATGGCGGTCCAACAGGTTTAGATCAAGATCAAATATATCATAGCTATCCGGTTTCATCAGCGGTCTCCTATGTATTATAGCCGACCGACAGAATTACTTTGTGCTCCTGACGGCGTCATAACAAGCGGCAGCTAGCCCGGCTGCCCCGCTGTAGAAAAAATTATCTCCAAATATTTCAATCACCAGAAATGCCTGATTAGCATTTCTGCCACCTTTCAGTAGCGAGGTACGAGCACACGCCAAAATCAATCGGCGGATTCTTTCGGGTTCGTCTTCCACCTCGCGCAGAATTGCGGCAACCTTCGACCACTTTTCCCGTCTGATGATAGCCAAAAAAATCTCTATTGCCTGCGTTTGTGCTTTGTCCGGCACAATAGCGTCAAGCTGGTCTTGTTCCGGCAGCCCTCTGATTTGATCCAAGATTACCAGGGCCTTTCTGCCGTTCCCATCGGCGGTTTGTATTAATTTCTCCATGACCGCTTTCGACAGGGTAACGTTTTCTTTGGTAGCCACACGATGGATAATAGCTTCCAAGGCAGCACTGTTGAGGCTATTAAGAGAGATCTCCGTACAGCGGCTTCGGACGGTTCGCAGCAGCTTATCGGGGTTGGTTGTTGCAAGTATAAACCACACGTGGTCAGGTGTATCTTCCAGCAATTTAAGCATGGCGTTTTGAGCGGCGTCGGTGATTTTGTGTGCTTCATCAATCAGCCAGATGCGGCTAGTCCCGTTGAGCGGTGCCTGCCCCACGCGGCGGCGGATGTCCCGCACCGTATCGATGCCTGTCAGATCACTACAGTTGACTTCCGTAAAGTCCACTTTGCTGCATCCCAGGTATTTTCGCAGGATGCGGGCAATGGTGGTTTTGCCCGTCCCACTAGGGCCGGACAGCAAAAGTGTATGCGGAACGCGATTCTCTTGGACCATTACCTCTAGTGCGGCAACCGCTTGCGGCTGCCCCATGATTTGAGACAATTTACGAGGTCGATATTTCTTGTACAATTCCGTGGTCATGAGATGGTCTCCTTGTCAATCCATGCTCCACCTAAGGGAGCGGCTTCGGCTTCCACTTTTAGTGGTACAATGATCCAAGGCCATGCTTTCGGCAATTCCTGCGTCATTATCTTGTTGCTCTTGGCCAGATATGCCTCTCGTTCTGACTTGGCTACGTCGGCAACAATACTGTCATGGATCTGCCCGACTATTTTTGTTTTCATTCTCTTCTTTTTCAGCCAACGGTTGAGTCGGATCAATGCCCAGAGTAAACAGTGGAACGCAGGGCCTTGGATACGATAATTGATTACGTCGTTACGATTATAGAGCCCGGAAATGCGGAATCCCGTTATCAAATCGAAGTATCCTCGTTGCTGGTAGTCCATCCACCACTGTTCGCGGCGTTCATTATAAACGCGAAACCGCTCATTCCAAAACCAATCTTCTACTCGCTGAACGTGGCGTTCGAATGTGCCGCTTGCAGGACGCCCCCCCGACTGGCAGGAGCCAAGGGTTCGTATCCCTTTGGTTGCCAAGTGCTTTTTCAGCGGCGTCCCATCAGCCAGCGTTAGTTTCTGTGAGCCAATGTTTTGCCAGATAAGAGCGGCACAATGCTTATACCAATCGCCGTAGAATTGTGCAAACACGAAGTTGCCTTTTGCACAGTCGCGGGCTTGTTTAGTCACTTCTGATTGCTCGCATTGGAATAGTTCCGCTGCTATATCGCGGTGCATATCCGTAGTGGGATCTCGCATGTATCGCAGCAGTTCCGGGTCTTTGTTGAGACAAGCACTGATACAAACCTCGATCTTGCTGAAGTCGCTCTCGATGAGATAGTGATTAGGACGGGCTATAAAACAGCTTCTGACCAATCTGGCAATCCAAGGATTGTGCCGAGGCATGTTTTGAAAGTTGGGCGAGTCGCTGCTGCTACGATAACTACGCACGAGATGCAGATTGAAAGAAGGGTGCAGGTAGCCGTTATGCGTCTCCTGCTGAATGCCTAATAGATAGGTGGCACGTGCTTTTTCCAGTCGTTCGCAACTCAGATAACGTTTTACGAATGGATGATCGACTAGAGATAGCGTATGAGCATCCGTTCTATACCGTCCGCCTTTTGTCCTAGTGTCGTTGGGTCCAATAGATAGGGGGTGTGGAATGCCCATTTGTTTGAACAATACAGTACCAAGTTGTGATCGGCTGCGCATGTTAGCTTTGTGC